TCTCGAACCAGCCCAGGCCAAAGCGACGGACTACTACCACGGCCGGCCCTTCGAGGATGGCAGCGAGGTGGATGGTCGATCGCAGGTAGTGTCGACAGATGTGCGGGACTCCGTGCAGGCGATCCTGCCGTCCCTCATCCGGGTCTTCCTGGGGCCGGAGCAGCACGTCAAGTATAAGGAGCGCGGCAAGGAAGACGCGGCGGGCGCGGCGCAGGCGACGGACTACATAGGATATGTCGTCACCGAAGACAACGATGGTTTCATCACCTTCTACAACGCCTTCAAGGATGCGTTGGTGCGGCGTCAGGGGATCATAACTTGGTGGTGGGACGACACGCCCCGCACCGAGGAGGAATCCTTCACCGGGCTCGGAGAAGACGAGTTGATGGTGTTGCAGGATGATGAGGAAACCGAGGTTACGATCGACACCGCGTATAAAGGTCCGTTGGGAGACTTCGAGGCAGGCGTGACCTATGACGTGACAGTGAAGCGAACGATAGCCCAAGGGATCGGGCGGGTTGCTGCTATTCCTAATGATGAGTTTATCTTCTCGCCTAACTCGCGCTCTTTGAAAGAGGCGCGATTGGTCGGGCGCATTCGGGAGTTGCAGGCAGCCGAGTTGATCGCGATGGGTATCGACAAGACGATCGTAGAGAACGCGAAAGGCCAGGCTGCGAATTCGGGTGACTTGGTGGAAGCGCGTCGAACCGACGAGGCAGGCGAGGAGCACGAAGACGAGCAGCCCGAGGCGACACGCCCGGTGCGCTACGTCGAGGCGTATGTGTACCTCGATGTCAAAGGCGACGGCACGTCGCAGCTCCGGAAGGTCTGCACGGTCGGAGACGGATATGAGATCGTTGAGAACGAAGGTGCCAGCGATCGCCCGTTCGCTATCTTCTGCCCGGACCCCGAGCCGCACACGCTGGTCGGACTCAGCACCGCAGACTACACGATGGAAATTCAGCGCGTCAAATCCGCGATCCTGCGGCGCTCGCTGGACTCACTGAACCTGACGCTGACTCCGGGAACGGAGGTGGTCGAGGGCGAAGTGAACATGCATGACATAATGAACCCGGAGACGGGTCACATCATCCGCGTTCGCCGGCCTGGACAGATGAGGGAGATCATTCACACGCCGATCATCAAAGACGCTTTCACGATGCTCGCCTATCAGGACGAGCGGAAGGAGAACAGTCTCGGGATCTCGAAGGCCGCGGCGGGCTTGGATGCAGACGCTCTACAGTCGAGCACCAGAGCAGCCGTCGCCGCCACAGTGACCGGAGCGCAACAGCACTTGGAGCTGGTTGCTCGGATCTTCGCAGAGACGGGCATGAAGGATCTTTTCCGCGGGCTGTTGAAACTGATCTGCAAGCATCAGGACTTCGAGCGAGTGGTTCGGTTGCGCGGCGAGTACGTGACGATCGATCCGCGGACCTGGGACGCCATGATGGACGTGTCCGTGAACGTCGCACTCGGCGTGGGGCAGACGGAAGAGAAGATGCAGATGCTCGGCGCGATCGTGCAGAAACAGGAGCAGCTCTTGTCGATCGGATCGCCGCTGGTGACGAACGTTGAGTACCGTCACACGCTGGCCTTGCTGTCGGAGCTGGCTGGCTACAAGAATTCGGAGCAGTTCTGGGTGAAGTGGGGGCCTGAAGAGGAGAAGAAGTATCAGGAGATGCTCTCGCAGAAACAGCCGCAGCCAGATCCGACAATGTTGTTAGTACAGGTTGAGGCCCAGAAGGTTCAGCTCGAACAGCAAGTGAAGGCCGCGGAGCTGGAGCTGAAGCGCCAGGACATGATGCTGAAAGACGATCGCGAGCGGGACGCAGTTGCCCGGAAGACGGCGATCGACAAGTTGAAGATCGAAGCCGAGTATTCGGTCAAGATTCAGATGTCGGCGCTTTCGGCGGTGGTCGCTTCGGATCGCGCGGCGATGGATTCCGACATCAAGCAACGAGAGCAGGAACGGAAGGATAGAGCCGAACTACAGGCCGCGCAGGCTGCGGCTGCAACAGGGACAGAAGGAGAGTAACTGAACATGGCAAATCCCGATAGCATGGCTGCTGATGAAGTTCTCCGACGACAAGAAGTAGCGAAACGCCTCCTTGAAGATCCGATTATGATCGAGGTCTTCGAGACGGCTGACGCGACGCTTGTCAAGGAGTGGCGCGCTGCCACCAACCTAGAAGCGCGTGAAGCCGTCTGGGCCAAGATAACTGGCCTAGAAGAAGTGCAACGTTTGTTGCGCGTAATCGTATCACAAGGGGAATATATCCAGGAACGCCTAGTGCAAGAGGCAGAGGCCGAAGTGCGGAGACAGCACACTCGGACTTTGGCTCAAGCTAGACACGGGCTCACCTAGACTTCCCCAACACCGAGGAGGGTGTTATTATGGCTAAGGATATAGAGCCTGTCGTGGCAGAGAGTCAGACTGTTGACGAGGGTGCAGCAAACTTGTTCGATCTCTTGACCGACGAAGACGTTGAGGAATTCTCGGGCACCGAGAGTGAGAGCGAGTCGGGCGATGAATCTGAGACATCGCAAACCGATGACGAGTCCGAAGAGGATGACTCTGAAGAAGAGGAAAAGGAAACTGAAGAGTCAGACGAAGAGGATACGGAGTCGGAAGAGGAAGACGCGGAGGACGATGAGGAGTCAGAAGAGGATGACGATGAGGAAGACGCCGACGATCCAATCACCCATGAGGTGAAGATCGACGGAAAGATGGAAAAGGTCACTCTCGAAGAAGCCTTAGCTGGGTACTCTCGAACTGCCGTCTTTACGCGGAGAACGCAAGAAGCTGCCGAGGTGAAGCGTCAAGCTGCCGAGGAGACTGCGTTGGCCCGCGGAGAGCGTCAAGCATATGGGCAGCGTATGGAAGTCTTGGAACATGCGCTAAAGGCAACGATGCCACCCGAGCCGGATTGGGATAAGCTCAAGGCTGAAAATCCCACGCAGTATGCAGTAGAGCGTGCGGATTACCAAAGGCGAGAGCAACAGATGAAGGATCTCGCTGCGGAGCGTCAGAGGACGTACGAGGCAGCCGTTGAGGATCAGAACACGCAGCGGCAAGAGCATATCCAGGCGGAGCGGACACGGTTGATCGATGCCATACCTGAATGGTCGGACCCAAAAACGGGCGAAGAGGCGATGAAGAACGAGGCCGTAGGTCTTGTTGAGCACGCGAAGCGCCTGGGGTTCACCGAAGAGGATTTGGATAGCGTGACAGATCATAGAGCGATCTTGCTGTTGCGAGATTCAATGGAACTTAGGGAACTGAAGGAGAAGACCAAAAAGGTGAAGACCGAGATCAAGGAAAAGAAGAAGAAGGTCAAGGTCTTGAAGCCCGGAGCAGCCGGAGAGAAGAAGAAGAAGTCCTCTACCTCTGCGGAGCGCGCTCGGAGGCGACTCGCTAAAAGTGGCGACAAGGATGACGCCGCTGAACTTATTTTCGACATGATCGAAGACTAGACTTAGTTTTCGGTCACACAAGAGGAAGAACAAATGACTATCTTCACAAACACCTACACGCGCTATGGTGCGTCTGGGCTGAGAGAAGAGTTGTCGGACGCGATCTATCGGATCAGTCCGGAGGACACGCCGCTGGTGTCTGGCATGGCGAAGGCCAAAGCCTCACAGACGCTTTTCGAGTGGCAGACCGATGCTCTGGCCGCAGCCGTTTCCACCAACAAGCAGCTAGAGGGAGACAACATCACCAGTTCGACGGCGATGGTGTCCACCGCTCGTGTCGGTAACTACACACAGATCAGCCGTAAGCTGGTTTCGGTGTCTGGCACGCTGGACGCCGTGAACAAGGCCGGGCGTAAGTCCGAGCTGGCTTACCAGATCGCGAAGGTCGGCGCAGAGTTGAAGCGCGACATCGAGACTACGTGTTGGTCCGTGCAGGCTGGTGCTGCCGGTAACACGACCACGGCCAGAGGAACGGCTGGGCTCGGTGCCTGGATCAAGACCAACGACGATTTCGGTTCTGGCGGAGCGTCGCCCACGTACACCTCGGGTGTGCCGGGTGCTGCACGCACCAACGGGACGCAGCGTACTTTCACGGAGACGATCCTGAAAGCCGTCGCCCAGAGCATCTGGACGGAAGGCGGAAAGTTGCAGAACTTGTTCCTTGGTCCGTTCGTCAAGACCGTCTGTTCAGCAATGACGGGCGTCGTGACAAGGAACTTCGACATTAGTAACGCTCCGGCGAAGGCAACCGCTGTCATCGCCGCGATCGACGTTTACGTGACTGACTTCGGTACGCTGCGGGTCATGCCTAGCAGGTTCCAGCTAACCCGAGACGGTTACTTCATCGATTTCGAGTACCTGGCGCTGAGGCATCTGCGTCCGTTCCAGGTCATCAAGCTCGCGAAAACTGGCGACGCTTCGTTGCGTATGTTGCTGGTCGAGTGGGGCTTGCAGGTTAAACAGGAGGCCGCTCTCGGTCTTGCTGCTGACTTGTCGACTTCCTAAACCGTGAACTGGTGAGCGATACCCCTAATTTCGTTAGGGGTATCGACTACCAACAACAAAAGGAGAAATATCATGGCTTTGGGGAGACTAGGAATACTGACGGCGCTCACACGAGCGACGGCAACGATCACGTCGACGGGCGAAGAGGATATGAAGATCAGTGAGTTGTTCACGATCTGTGGATACACTTATTGTTTCGGACACGCTGGTTCGTTCGATACCTCTTCGATTCTGTTCACTTCGCAGGACGCGACGGCGAACTTGGGAACGTTGGTCAAAGCGATCAACGATACGGGTACGGCTGATGAGGATTATCTGGCCGCGCATCCGGGAATTCCAAACCCGTTTTGTTCTGCCGCGCAGGCCGCAGACGTTGTGACACTCACCTCGCGCACAGCGGGTGAGATCGGCAACTTGCTGGCGATCACAGAGTCCACTACGGGCTGTTCGTTGAGTGGGGCTACGTTCTCAGGTGGTACGGGTCACATTTGGACGGCGATCAACGAGATGCAGGCCGCGTGTCAGTTGAACGCGGAGCTGATCGCGTTGCTAGCGTATCTGGAAACGGGCGAGTAAGATGGCCCAGGCGACACCTATGGTGCGGGCAAAAAGCACCTATACGTTTAGCTCGCTTGTGAAGGCGAGTACGATGATCGA